TTCCTGTCAGTCTCAGGTTTCGCTGCCGCTGCTTCTGCTCCTTCTTGAAGAAGTGAAAGCGTCTGGCTGTCTTGACTTTTGGTTACGTTTCTCATGCTCTTACTCCGTTGCTGTTGGTTTTAAGCTTAAACGCCATCGCCTTAAGTATTACTACTTCTTCTTCGCTAAACGCTGCGTCTGTTTTCTCGCCCATGATGCATAGGAGAAGGTTATGTAAGTGCTTCTTAACGTACTGCTCAACCTCAGATTCAAGTTTTTCGTCTGACTTTTTATTTCCAAACTTGATTAAGTTGTCTTTCTTTAAAAGATCGTTTAAAAGTTGCGCCATAGCCAGTCTAGATTCTAACTCCATTTAAGTACCGCCTCGTCAAAAGTAGTAAACTCAAAGTTGTGCTCACTGGCTACTAGCTCGTACCGCTGCTGTGTAGCATCGTAATCGTAAGTAGGCTCCTGAAACCGCTGAAGCCGCTCGACGTGTGCTGCTTTATCGCCTGGACTCATGTAAATCTTGAGCAAGTTGCCGTGATGAAGTACCTGCGCCATCTCCGTGAGTAGTGATACCTCTCGATCGTAAAGTAGCCGAGCGCGACCATATACGAGCGGCCAGACAAGCTCTCCGTACCAGGAGCGATCGATAACTACATTTTTACCGGCAGTAAACGCCAGAACGTGCAGCATCTCGGCGAGATAGCTGTCCCGGGTATGAAACTTCGCAGGCGCTGACATGTGCATGTAGTCGCACTTAAACAGCTTGCGAAGGAGCTCCGCGACAGTGCTTTTCCCGGTTTTATCCATTCCCTCAAGTAAGAAAATCATAGGTGCTCCTTTGTCTAAGGGTTTATACCGAAAAAGAAAAAGGGCCCATGACTGGGCCCTCAAACGATAGAGTAGTGCCGCGCTACTTTAATAGAGCTCGCATCCTCCAGCGCTACACGCTGCTTCACCTTTACGCGCGTCGACTGACTGAGAGTAGTCTAAAGAGAAAAGGTCGATGTCACCTGGATAGCGAGCAGCCCACTCGTGATACTTATCTTCTGTGATGCTTTCGAAAGGCATCTGAGTGTAGGCAGATCCATCGAACGGAAGAAGGCTAATTCCTGTAAAAGAGCCACGGTTTGCTAAGATCCAGGTGACGATATCGCTTTTCTCGTGCTCTCGATAGTTCACTGTGAGAGAAACGTTATGATAGTTGGCTCCGCCGTTGTGTGACGGAACGATCCAGTTGTCGTACACCGACTTCGCGCGCGTCATTAAGCTGATCGATGACTCTTCTTGACGCTTAATCGCGCCTTTCTTAGAGATCGGGACTGTAACCACTACGACATCTTTACTGTAAGTGTCCCTCTCAACAACTCCCTCAGTCATCGGCTCTGAGATTCCAAAGGTATCTGTTAGATACTTAACAATAGGAGCGTTAGCTTCCTGATCGACACGTACTCGGCGCAAGTAGAAGTCATCGTGAGCCGCGTGTACTCCAGAAGTAGTTCCTAGCCACGCAGAAGTGGAGCCAGACGGCTTTGTGCAGCCGATTCGGGCTGCAGGGTTAATTCCTAGCTTGCCTGCCCACTCTTGGTTCGTGGACACCATTAGCTTCGCGCCTTCGCGCAGAAGCTCGTCAGTGAACCATTCTTTACTCTCTGCCTGGCCGGTGATGCTTACTCCAAGCAGGGCTTCTTCTTCGCAGTTTTTCTTCCAGCGAGAATCAATGTAAGCAAAGTCCGTGTAGCTTGCTTGAAGCGTACCGATGATCGCTCCTGCTTTTGCCGCTTCTAGAAACTCTTCTGGAGACTGACACGCAGAAAGGTTGATCTCAGTTAGGTTACAGAACTGACGAGGGCGAAGCGAGATCTCCACGCAAGGATTCGCTCCTAGCTCGTAGTCGTTAGTTAAGAAGATTCCAGGCTCACCCGCGTTGCTGTCGAAGCACATCTGCAGAACGTAACGCATCTGCTGCTCGACCAGGTCGTGGCCTCGGTGGATCACGGCGGAGTTATTAGCTCTCGCTCGCTGAGGATTTTTCTCCCACCAGCTGCCGTGCTTTGAGCGAAGCATATCCTCGTCAGTGACATCAAACAGCGAGATAAGAGCTGTCCTGCGAACTCCCCCGCAAAACACTAGGTCTCCAATGTGGCACATAATGTCATGGACTTCAATAGGACGAAGCTGACGCCCAAGAGCCGGCAGAAGTGTGTGGCGAATTATTTCGTGAAGTAGCTGCAAACTTTCAGGACCAGAGGCAGTTCCTCCTGTAGACAGCGGAGCACCCTTCGCTCGAATATTGTCGTAGCGAAACTCTTGGCGCGGATTTTGCATAAGCATCAAGATACTTTCTGCCCACGCTTCTTTAGAGTCATCGATTAAAAATGGTAATACGTTATCATCAATAGCAATAGCCGGTAGCTGACTGATATGACGACTCTGCACAGAGAAGCCAACGCCGGCGCCGTTCATAGAAATGAACGTTGCGTCAGCAAAGTCTTTAAACGATTCTATCGGCGTGTACGCGCAGTTATAAATACGAACGTTAGAGCGAGAGATCGCGTAACCTGCGAACTGCATCGACCTCATAGAGGGAACTACTAGCCGGTTGTGGACCGACTCGAACGCTTGTTTTATCTCTTCTGTAAGCAGCGGAAACTTGGCCGTGTGCATATCTCGGGAGCGGTTTATCGTCTGTTCAACTCGCTCTTTCTTCCCGCTAGCAAGCTTTTCGGCGTAAGTGCGGACAAATACAAGATCACTAAGAAGACGACTGCCGGGATCAAGCTGCATCCAAGTTCTCCAGAGGAAAGAGGTAAACATCACGCAGGGTGATTCAGTAAGAATATCAAATCGCGGGGACAATTTAAGATAAGGATAAAAAAAGGCGGCCAGAGCCGCCATCTTTTCGAGATGTTGCCGTCTAAATTATTTTACCGGACCGTCCGGATTAGGCCCCGCTGGAGGATTAAGTTCTGCACCCTGCATCTTGTTATCTTGCTGCTCCGCCTTGGCTTGCTCTTGCTCTGCTTGAGCTTGTTGAGCTTGTTGATCTTTCTGCTGCAACGCTTGATTCCACGCAAGGAACGTCTGGGAAGGGATGTATTGAAGCTCTGGGCGTTGAGAAGCTTCTTTATCTCCAAAGAACTTTTCACGGATCTCGCCGACGGTCATAGTTTCTTTAATCATCGCCCACCAGATCTGGTTCAGTGGAACGTTGCCGCCAAGCTCAGCCTTCAACGGATCTTTCTTTACCTGCTTAAGAATGTCGTTAAGCGTGCAATGAACAGACATCTCTGCTTGAAGTCTGGTGATTTCTTGCTGGCGTGTTTCGCCTTGCAAGCCAGTAAACTTGAAAAGATACTTTTCACTTAGAGCTGGATCGATCTCCGGCACCAAGTCATGATTGACGATGTCTTCGAAAAAGCGAAGAAGCGGAATCAAGCCTCGCTCGGCGGACGCTTCAAGCTTCCACTCGTTGTTTGGCGAGTTTAGCGTCGACTGCTGGGTGCCGCGAGATAGGTACTCAAACCCGATCTCAGTGGGGTCAATCTGAGCTTGAGCGCAGATTGTGCGAATAAGGTGGTCTGTATATTGAATGTACTCCATGTCGCGCGAGGTGCCAGCGAGCGGAATCCATTGAACATCATCCAGGCCTGCGATAATTGGAGTGCGCCAGCTGTTGTTGTTACCGTTGATTACGGAGTTAAACTGGTTGCGAAATCCTTGGAGATTTTGCTGACTGACGTTTCCCTTAAGGTGAAGGAGGCCGCGAGCAGCGAATCCGTGAGTAAAAAACAGCGCGTTATAGTTTTCAGCTTGAAGGTGGCGAGTAATGCTTAGAATACACGCTTCAACAAGAGACATAGAGTAGCCGTTGTTGTCGATAAACGCTGGCGGCTGGAAAAGCTTAAACACCATCGTTTTGTCGCTAAAGTTAGCGACCTCGTTTCCGTCGATCACCTGTAGAAACTTTGGCCGATTATTGTCAGGGGCGATGACTCCCTGGTGGGTCATGTTAAGACCCTTCAGCTGAGAGTGCACTAGATCGCTGGCCTGCTTCATCGGCATCTCACGATTGGCGTGAAAGATCGACTCGCCTGCTACGTGGCGGAAGCGCTGAAACCCTTCGCCAGTTTTGTCTCGGACTTTCTCTAGTGAAATATGTCCAAACGTGAGAGCGTCCTGGACCATCATGCCGAACTGGGTCGCCATTGTAGACTTGTCGTCTTGAGGGGTTTGCTCAAGGTCGCCGCAGTGATACATCCAGTTCGATAGCTTGCACACTTCTTCGAAGTCGTCGGTATCCAGCTCTTTACCGTCACGACGTACAAACGTAAAACCAGTGTCAAACCGTGTATGAGGTACGTTGCAGAACGCCTCGATCTGAGTACGGCGGTGGCGAATAATCGCAGAGATAATAGTATCCCGCATCGAAGATTCGCGCAGCATGCGGTTGGATAGACGAGTAAACTTCGCCCGGTAGGAGCCTTGCGACGACGAAACTTCGAGATACGGATCTGTAATGAAAGACTTACGACCGGTAAGGTCTCCGGTGCCTGGCTCTAGCGCGAGGCCTTCTGAGGTCGCAAGGCCTTCTCCGTTCTTAAGACCGGAGTTAAGCCGATCTACCTTCTTACTGAGATCGTCAAAGATTCCCATTAGTTATCCTTACGTCGCGAAGAAGGTGGTAACGTTAGCCGGATTAAGCCCTACATTCTCGATCTGCACAGAGAAAACCGGGCCGCGAACCAGGTATACGGCGACGAGACCAGGCTCTCCGTCTTGTACCGGTTCGAGAGTAATAGGTGACGTCGCGTTGTTAACGTACACGTTAACCTTCTGATCTGCCTCGATGTAAGTAAGTTTGTAAAGCTGATCGTACACCGTAACGTCTTGAGTAATCGGACCTTCGGGAACAAGGTTCATGTTTTGAACCTCGATAAACCGCGATGTGACGCGCGTAATCTGAAAGTCGCCACGGTTACCAAAGTTAAAGCCAGTGTTAGTAACCCTTAGAAAGTCTCCAATGCGCACCGGGCCAGGGCTGTAAACGTACATATCAAGAGCGCTGATTACAGCTGCAGTTTCGTTGACCATCGAGTCCGAAAGAACGTCGATAGAGTATTGCGCAGCTGCTACGACTGTAAAAATACCTAAATTCAGCAGAGACAGCCCGCTACCCTCGCCAAGGAAAATCTCGTCACCTGCCTGCACGCCGGCAGGAATCACGTTAGAAAAAGTAAGGCGCCAGACACGACTGTTAGCGAGTCGTGCTACGGAAACAGTATCGCCGTCCGCCCAATCTCCCCCTAGCCTCTCTGTACGAAGGACAGGGTTAACCCCAGAACGAGTGTATCGGGCGGTGACCCCGTTAGGATTAGAGACGGTCCAGGTAGCACCAGTCGTCAGGGGACGGAGCATCGAAAGAACTGTTTCTTGCTCAGCTACATTTACAATATGCTGCTGGCTGCGAGTTTTTGAAGTGGGCACGTCGCTGATTCGACGAGCGTAGTCAAAGTCTCGAAGCTGCGGATTGTTAGTCTTGGCGCCGTCGCTGTAGGCAAACAAGTTGATCAACATAGTAAGAGTTTGAGACACTTGAATACTCCTTAAGAAGGCGACAGGGCACCTACGCCATCCTATAATTTACCAGAATTCATACCAATGTTTATCGCTTAGCTTTAAAATCCCCAACTGAAGCCGTCAGGTCCCGCATCGTCATCATCGTCAGGTCTGTTGAAAGGCTTAGATTCCGGAACGTTAACTGCGACGTGATGTAAACGTGCAAGCTCGTAAAAGTTAGGTGCTCTAAGGTACGCGCCGTCAGCCGCGAACAGTGGATCGTTAGAATCTCCAGAACCTTGGTCTTGAGAAATAACAAACCTTGCTTTTCCCATAACTGCGACTAGCATGTAGCGAAGACCGTCGATAGCGTGGTCAAACTCTTTAGCGAACCTGCCGTCCATCGGGTTACCAGCCGAGTCAGTCTCGTAGTGATATCGCTCCATCTCGTGGATAAGCTGATCGCAGTTACCTTTAGCGATCATGAGCTTAGTCTCAGAAGTGCCTGGAATGTTAAGGCATCTTTTGATAACCTGAACTCCAAGGTTCTCAGACTTGTCGATCTTAGCCGCTACCGGCAGGCCGGCGCTTTTCATAAGGTCTACACCTGAGCCGTTAGCGTTATCTGGATAGTACATCTGCACGCGATAAAACTTATGAAACTTAGTTTTAATCATGTGAATAAAAGTTGGATCGTTAGTTTTCGTGATGCCAAAAGACTTTAACACGTAAACGTTATCGTCTTGGTCAACTGCCGCAACTGTTAGTGTTGAGGGAGCCGCCCAGCCCCAGTCGATTCCGGCGTAGACCGGAACTTGCCGCTTGTGAAGCTCACGAACGAAAGTTACCTCGTCAATATCAACTGTAGGGTCTTCTTTTGTTAGCACTTTCCACATGAAAGCCCAGCTAACCACGTGCCGCGTTTTGTCAAACTCTTTGAACACGATACCCTCTACAGAGGGCTTCATGCACATCAGCTCTGCCATTACCCAGTCAGCGTCAGCAGAACGAACTTTCTTCAAAACATCGTCGATCGTTGCAATCATCGTCGACGAAGCAGCAGTCATCTTAGGGTCTTGCTTCTTAGCGTCACCAAGGCAAACCGAGAAGAGCGGACACTTGAGGCAACCGTCAGTACCCTGGTAGGACACGTAGTCCGGCTTCTTGCTGTCGGCAAGCTTGTCAAACTCTTCCTGCGGAAGGTGCTTCATCTTCTCCTGGTCGACATAGATTGTGACCTCTTTGGTCCCGTGTCGGCTGGGTTGGCACTTCTCCATAAGGTCGATCTGGTTCCACATCTTAACCGTGCGGCCTTGCTCCTCAGC